AAGGAATCTTTATAATGAAAACAGCAATAGATTTAAATGGAAGCCCAACACAGGTTGAAGATAATGTGCCCGTTGTCACTAGAAACGGGGTTCATCATCTCCTAACAGAAAAAGATAAGCTAGAACTACAACAACGTGCCGCAGACTGGGAAGCCAAAAAGGCAGAAAACGCCAAAACTAACTATCTTAAAGAAAGAGCAAGAGAATATCCCTCTACGCGGGAGCAACTTGATATGATGTATAACGATAAAATAAACGGAACCACGACCTGGGCAGACGCCTTAACAGCGGTTAAAAAGAAACACCCAAAACCGACTAATTAAAATGCTATACTCCCGATATGGGAAAAATCATTAATTTATTCGACCAACAGGAACATACATCTGAAAGTAATTTTGCTGCCTCTTTGTCCATGAATTCTTCTTATTTCAGGGCTCAGATTATTGTTCCTTCACTTATTCTAGTCAACCTGCATTCGCCGTCGTTGACCAATCTCCTATTAGGTACGGCGTTAGCTGAATCAGGCCTTGAAACCACGCAACACGCCGGCGCAGCCTTCTCTTTTTTCAATATCCCAATATCTAGATATCATAATACAATTAACTACCTTAACCTTGATGGAAACGCTTCTCTAAAGACAGCTATACTGGGGGCATGCTATTGCAATATGTTTCCTCCTGCTGCTTCTTTGATGTGGAACCTAAGGTTGGCTGTCTTAATAAGCGCCGTGTTTTATGATCATCTGAAATTCCCCTATCCTTCATCTACAGATATTCCCGGGCTAGCGTACTATTGGAAAATGCATTATGCTAAGGATACGGATAAACAAAGTGATAAAGCATTACATTTTATAGACACGTGGCACGCTTATGTTGATGGAAAAAGTTAAAATGGTTTTAAAAGATGCGGGTTTGGGCGTGATTATAGGGGTTAGCCTGGTGCTATTAATGACAGGGCTCCTATCTGGTAAATTCTTAGGCCCTGACAATCCTGTGGAAGAGAATATAGAAGAATTATTAGAAGGTTTTGCCGAGCAACGCTTGAGTTTGCCCAAGGGGTTGCTGGATGATACAATAGACTTAACACCCTCTCCCTAGGGGCGTTCTTGGATGCCGTCTTTTCCCTCGACTAGGCGGCAGCCACCTTACCAATTATCAAGCCTATCGTTATCCCACATAACAACGAGAACCAGGAGAAGCTTAACACTTCTTCTATGGTGCCAAGCTCATAGAACCACAGGGTTTTTATAAAACAATACGACACAAAAGATAAGACCCAAAGGTATGTGAGTCTTTCTTTGCTAGGGCTTGTTATCTTCTTGTAGAAGTCCATTATAACCTCGAATCAATGACTCATTGATTTCTTTATCTGCGTGCCCATTACAAATGACTGAAACGAGTTTCTTTGTAAGCTCTCCACACGTTATTGAATCTAATCCAAAAATATAACCCATAGCCATGTCAGCTCCTCTGGTCTTTGTCTAGTGCCTCGCCTTCATGGGATTCGCGCTCAAGATGAATTTGTTCATAAACTTTAAATCCTTCCATATTTTCATAAATATAATCCCCGATTAAGTAATAAGTGCCGTATCGGGTAGAATAGAGGGTTAAATATTTAACACAATCGTCATGCGATGTGCATATTTCATGGTCACCATGCTGCATAAGGCCCTTTTGTAGTAATTCTATTAATTCACTTGCTTTCATGTCATCGGCTCCGTTAAATTCCGTAGTATCATTTCTATTGCCCCATCTAAAGCGTCCTGTTTACTCTCTTTCTCTGTTCCTTCTATGATTTCAACTAAAAGGCTGCAGCCCACATTCCACATTATTAGCTTCTGTGTTTCAGGGCCGAGGCCGAGTATCGAATCTTCTATTGTTTTAATAATATAATCTACTATTTTTTCTGCTGGGGGTTTTTCATATTCGTAATCACAATCACTCATCTTTAATCTTCCTCTCTGTCTTGTTTAAATTCATCAACATGATTAATGTTTATCATTATTATCCTCCAAGTGTGTCAGACAGGGAATCTGCCTGTGATTTAACTGATTCAGGCGCTACTACGTCATCATGCTCTATGAAATCCTCAACTTCCTTGTCGAGAAACTGTTCCCCTCTGTCGCCCGCTTCGTCTAAACCTGCGGCCTTTTGTATCTCAATACTGACGGGGAGATATTTAAACAGCTTCCTTAAAACAGTCTTCTTAGCCATTTCCTCATAGTCAGTTACCCATGGTCCTTTTTGAGATGATTTAGAGCGCGCCCTAATCTTATCTACATCAGGCTTAGACATCACTTCAACTTGGTATCCACCACCCACTATAGTTGCCTTAGCAAAGACTGCTATTAATTCGCCACGTTCTTTAAGGGTGGGCTTGTGTCTTAGCTTTGGCTCAAGTCCATACTCAAACTCAAACAAATCATTCTCATACACCTCGTGTGCTTCGATTGAAACAATCTGCCCAGAGCGTCTGGCTAAATCTATCATTCCCCTATAGCCCAATATGACCTGCACTTCGTCTTTAAACGGAATTAGATAGATGTGTCCTAATGCACCCCCTGGCTCTAGCCCTAGTTGCGCACACATCATGATGGCCCCACAGAATGACAGTGGGTTGCAGTCACACAGGCGTGGTGTTTTGCGCATTTCTGTTAATGCAATGCGTGTTAGCCGTTCTGGCGTTAAGTGTTTAGGCAGCGCTTTTAAAAGTTGCGGTGCCATCTTGTCTAGTAGACTCTGTACGCGCGCTACTGCTGTGTTTGTTGTGTCCGACATAATATTTGCTCCACTATTTGAGTAGGAATCTTCGCGATCCGGGTTTTGTGACAGTGTATTGGCCATAAAGTTCTCCATTTTCTTGCTCGAACCTGCTCTTGTCAAAAAGCGTCCGATCTTTTGTAGTCTTCCAAGAGGCCGTTATTTTACCATTGCTGCCATGCAAAATCGAATGCTTACCCATATAAACCTTGATTTTATCTTCCTCTTTCTCTTTTGCCTGCGAATAGGATTCTATAGAGGACTTAAATTCTCTCACCTTTGCCAGAGATTCTTCTACATCTTGCGTAGCAATCAGGGGTTCTTCATCTAATAATTGATTAGCGTACAGAGATTGCACCTCAGCCGAGGTTCTAGGGGCCGGTGCTGTTTCATTTTTCACACAGTCCCAGAACGCGCCACACTTCTCTATAATTGCCTGCTCTAGCTTGTCATTGCGGTCATAGTGGGCATATTTCAAGTCATTGCCTGACAATAAGACGGCAATATAAACACGCTCCACATCCCAGCACATGGCCTCGTGTGCAATTTGCACCAAATAGTGGTCTGGGATTATGTTATCTTCAATGCCAGCCCAGGTTTTTAGGCTCGCTGAGTTTTTACATTCTAATAGTGCGCTCTCATTGACGATCACTCTGTCTGTATGAGCGGCTAAAAAGGGCAATGTCTTGTGCACTTTCAGCGTGTCGTCTTCCACACATGTTTTTCCCGTTTCATCACAAAACCAAGCGGCTATGGGTGCTTCTAAATACAGCCCTGCTTTAACATAGTGGTTATCAGACAAGTCGTCTGGTAGTGACATCCCTATCTTTTGATTCCAGAGGTCGATAATGTTGCCCCAGGGCGATACGCCACAGACCACAGAAGCCTCTGTTGCAGTGACGTAGCTCATGCGTTCTTTAAGCTGCTCGTGTGATAGTCCAAGTGCTTTACTCATAGTAGTTTCTCCCTAAATAAAACTAATTAATTGATGTCTGGTCGGTAGCCCTGTACGTAGTTCCCCTCAACTTCAAAGGCCTTTCTGGTTTCGCCATCTAGATGCTCGTAGACGGCCTGTTTAGCTTGTTCTATGAGCGCGATCACGACGCCTGTGTCTTGCTGAAAATCGAGTTTCAACAGAGATACCAAAATTTCCAAGGCAGGTGACTCATAAAGCGCCTCTGCGCAATCATCGTCGCTGAGCATACTTCTGTAATAGCAATGACAGACGTCCTCTTTTTCTCCGGACGATAAGTCATCAAAAGCAACTAATTGTTTTTTGTCTGACACGTAGTGCCACACAGCCATTTCAAATCCATTCTGTCGCTTAGTCATATTTCCCATTCTCCTTTAAGCCATTGTTTTACCACTGATAATTTCCAGAACAGTCGTTTATCGGTGACGCGGATGGCGTCTGGAAACTCTCCGCGTAGAATCATTTTATAGATGCCGTTTCGCGTGTACCCTATTAAGTCACACACCTCGCTATAGGTTAGTAGTTTGTCTCTTACCTTGCGTTTTTTGGTCATTACTAGTACTCCTCAACCAATAAAATGAATCATACACATGAATATTAACGAATACTAGTGGATACATAATGTTTCCGACAAGCGGACCTTATCGGTTTGTTAGCTTATAAAAGATAGTGATCTATCTAAAACTTGTAGCTACAAATATCTGTAAATTGAGGAAAAGGTGCGTTAAGGTGGTTGGTACGTTCTCAGGAAGAGAAGATATAGTATGCCGATTAGGAAGACAGCCAAGGGCTATAAGATAGACAATACGCCAGGCATTAGCAAAACGCGCAAAGAAGCGGTTGTTAGGCTGAAAGCGATAAAGGCTAACCAGAACAGGGAACAAAAAAAACCCCCTGGGAAAGCCAAACAGACCCAGGGGGGACGTAAGCCACGGAATAGGATTAACGGGGCTATACTAGGTAGTTCCACACCGAAAGGAGCAAAACAACTACTGAAACCTGAATCACGGATTACCAAGTCGCATGTCTCATGTTTCATAACAAGACCTGAATCAAGGAGAATCAAACCTCATAAAAAGACCCGAATCACGGAGAATCAAATCTCATCACAGGACCTGAATTACGGAGAATCAAATCTCATGACGAGACCTGAATCAAGGAGAATCAAACCTCATGGATAATTTTACATCAATAGACCAAGCAGTCAACATCCCCACACCAACAACTTATAGTCAGAAGCCTAAAAAGAAAGTCTGGCTGAAACAAGCTGACTGGGATGCGTCCCTGGATTGTAAGCGCGCGTGGCTCCAGGCCGTTAATGATGAACATGAGTTATATGCTAGTCTTTATATGACGTTAGAATCCCTTATTTTTCAAACTGACGTTAATGGCGTGGGATCGCCTTCTATTGCCACCATTCTTGGAAAACGTAAAACCAAGGTGCACAGAAACACTGTAGGTAATCACCTTAGAAGGCTTACAGAAATGGGCATCCTGGTTAAATCACCAGGGGAATACAAAGACGCGCCCAGACATAAGACCCCCCCCAAAAGATACGCACTAGCCCATTTTGCCCAGGAGATACCTGGCCCCCCAGATAAGCCTGGCGACTTAAACACAAAAAGTGTGCCCAATCTAAACATTAATACTAATCGTATTAATAATGCATACGGGGGCTTTAAAAAACCTGGAAGGAAAACAAGTGGAGGTGGATTTATGTACAGTGAGAAAGAGGTAAAACGACATTCGCTAGATGAAAAATGTGAGAGGAGACTGAAAGACGCCCTATCACCTTCCCAGGCACAAGATGCAATACAAGCTTTAAAGCGCCTCAAATGCCCCCCATGGCAAAAAGAGCACGTACTAGAACATGTGATTGAGCGAAAGGCCAAACTCGCCGCTAAGGGCACCCCAGTCACAAATTGGGGGGGGTTCGTTGTAGGAACCTGGAAACATTTTTTTGGCCCTGGCAGTCAAGGTGACAAAGCATTACAAATGGGGCAAAATAGTGGCTTAGCTCACCCACAAACATACCCTGGAGGCAAGATTATGAATTATGAAGCAGAGCAGGCATACTGGGACCAGAAAAGAAACGCGGAGAAGCAAATGCAAGAAGTGAATAGGCAAAAGGCACGAGAAGATGAAGCGAGGACTAAGCAGCACAATGAAACCATGGCAGCACGTGTAAAAAATTCTGACACTGACGAAATAAACAGCCACCTAAAAGATGCTGCGCGTCGCTTAAGAATGATGCGGCCGAGCTGGATGGACAAAAAACATGTTTGATGAGGTGAAGGAAGTGGTCGTTGCTCAGCCTAAAGAAGAGGCTCCGTCTACTGTAGACACACAAACTTTAATGGAGGTTGTGAGTCAATATACAAAGCTAAACCCCTTTGGGACGGCTTACGTGGTAGGTGTATGCCCATTCCACAACTCGAGGCTTAGAAACCAAACGTTTATGATAAATTTGCACAAAAAGAGCTACCACTGTAGGGAATGTGGCAAGCACGGAGATATTTCAGCCTTCCAAAAAGCGGAAAAAAACAATGAGCTGACAAACACACAGAAAAACTAAGAAGTTTTGGCCCTTCTCAGCACGGAGGGTTGCTCATCCTTAATAACTTCAGCTATAATCTGTGCAGAGGGGACAGCCATACGGTTGTCAATTACGTCGGGGAAAACCTGGACATTAAAAGTGGCGCCAGGTGCATTAATAAAATACCCCCGCTGATTATTAATGGGTGGCATGGCATGCACAACAGGGTACTCAACGGCCACATCATCTACACAACAGCATCTAAACACGTCCTTCAATGCCATCAAAAAACTCATACACAGTGTCATGATCAGGCCCTCCTTGTCGGTGTGCCTGGGTTAATTATAGCGCAGTAAGGACGTTAAATATGGAAGTTAAAAACATCCCCCTTATCAACCCCACTTTAAGCAACGGCGTGGCTAGAGTTGGATTGGTCAGTATGATGGTAAATGAGGCCCCCATGAAGGTTTATTTGTCGCTTTGGAATCGCAGCATATTAACAGTAGGCGTAGAAGGCACGGGGTTTCACATCTTTACGGGGCTTGATTTAATTGAAGAATTAGGAGAAGAAATATCACACCGGCGAGAAGCAACCACACAGTATATTCAGGAGAAACTAGGCGTATCTTATGACCAGTCAGAAATGATTAAAAAGTTTATTCAAGGATTTCTAATGGGAAGAATTGAAAAAACCAAAGTGCCAGAAAGAACTGAACTATCACGTCGCCCTCAGGGCATTTATACATATGAGAGAGAGGACTAAAATGACATACATAACCTTCGGAACAGTAGCAATAATTATTTTAGTAGCTTTGTACGGGCTGCATGGATACCGGCTGGCAAATATAGGCCTACAGCTTTTGGACGTTACAGTTGGTCATAATGAATTGACTAATAGAGTTACAATTGCAGAGCAAAAAGCAGCACGTCTGGAACGAATCGTTTCTGGGTACGAAGAAAAAATGAATAGTTCAATAAGTATATGCGCTAAACCTGAAAAGAAACCCTCAAATGTGCGAAGCATAAAGCCAAATTCTATTTTCATTAGAGAGATATGAAAAGAAAGCTAATAGATGAGTCAGAAAAGGAAATCTAATGGAATATATTGATTATGGCGTTACGCATTGTAAGTGTGGTGGTGAACTCGTCAATCTTAATCAGATAGCAACGAGTAATCCGGCTTATACAATCTATCAGTGCCCGGACTGTAAAACAGAGCACCATATGTCTGGTCCTGATTATAGTGGGCCAGTGGAAAAAGTATTATTTACGCATAAAAGGGATGAAGACGTATTAAATATAGGGCCTAAATTTATTTATTTGTATGATAGCGAAGAGGCAACGCAGGAGGCATTTTTAGTCTCAGACTTGCTAAATAGCATGATGCAGGTAAAAGTGATCGAACAGAAAGTAGATTTGATTTTAGAGATACTGCAGAGCGAAAATAAATGTCAGTAGTATTGGTATTGTTGATGCTAAGCGGAGGCGCAGGCGGCGCAACAACCATTGAGTTCGACAGCATGCAGGCATGCCAGAGCTTTAATGCGGAGCTAGCGGCCAAGTCAAAGAAATGGACGGTTGGCCACCGGGAGATATGGACCGCATGCATTGAGAGAGGCCCCCTTTTACCTGAAAATAACCACAGACTATAAGTAAAATGGATTATCGCCTATAATTAGATTTATCTAACTAAAACAAGGATGTTATGGCATACGTAAGCTGGGAAAAAATAAACTATCACCACTCCTTTCCTGCAATGTTAGTTGATTGTTTCAAAAAGGGCGGAAGCCTTGCTGACTTCTGTGTTCAAGTTGGTGTAGGCCGTAGCAAGCTTTACCAGTGGTTAAAGCAGCACCCTGCTCTCGACGAAGCTTATGTATATGCGAGAGAGTGTGCTAAGTCCTATTCTGAAGAAATCATCCGCGCTAATCTTGAGAACATTCATTTTGACATGAAATCGTATCTGGCTTCTATTAAAGGGAGATTCAGAGACTTAGAGCGCGAAACCCCACCACTGGAAATCCTAACAGACTCACAGAGCCTGGTCGAAGCTTCTATGAACCTGATTAGAGCAAGTGGGCGTGATGATATTGATGCCCAAAAAATTGGGGCTATCGCAACTGCAATATCAACAGCATGTCACACGAAAGAGGTAGACGAGCTTGTTAAGCAGGTGGCACAGCTTGAGAAAATGATGCAGGATAAAGAGGACAAGGTTCTTGATACTCAAGCTGAATGATTTTGCTAATTTTTATCCTCAGCAGCGAGAGCTGTTTAAGGCTTTTTTTGTTGACGACTATCGATATTTTATACGGCTGGCCCACAGGCGGTTTGGAAAAGACTTTGAGGCGTTCTTTTTAACAGTGCTGGCAGCATTACAGCGCCCAGGTGTCTATCTCTATCTACTTCCCACAATTAACCAATCTACAAAAGTAATCTGGCAAACCGTCGGCATGGACGGCAAGCGATTGATTATGCGCATTCCAAGGATTCTTGGTGCGGGTTATCGCAATGCTCACCAGATGATAGAGCTACCAAACGGCTCCCTTATATATGTAACGGGGTCAGACAACTATGCACGCTTAGTGGGGATGGATGCTAAGGGTGTTGTGATTAGTGAAAGCCAGCTCACAGACTTCAATGCCTATAACTTCCTGCGCCCGATGGTCACAAAAAACAAGGGCTGGTTCTTATTCAACGGTACGGCAATGGCGTACAGTCCCTTTAAAGATCTATACGATAATATGATAGATAATCCTGCGTGGCACGTAAGTTCTCTACCCTGCGACAAAACATACGACAATGATGGCCAGCGAATCATCACAGAAGAAATGATAACGCAAGAGCGCGCAAATGGAATGCCCGAAGAATTAATTCAACAAGAGTACTTTTGCTCTTGGGAGGCCACACTGGTGGGCGCGTATTTCAGCAAATCTTTAAATGAAGCGCGCAATGAAAATAGAATCGGAAGCTATAAACTCGACAACTCACTGCCTGTACACACAGGATGGGATTTGGGCATTGACGATCACACTGCGATTTGGTTTGCCCAGATTCGTCACGGCAAGATATTCCTGGTTGATTACTATGAAGCGCATAACCTTGGGCTTGAACACTATGTCGAGGTGCTAAATGAGTTCAAACAAAAACATCAGTGCTACTTTAGCCGACACTTTGCCCCACATGATATTGAAGTTAGAGAACTAGGACCAGGCAAGACCAGGCGCTCACAGGCGCGTGAAAAGGGCCTTAACTTCATAGTAGTGCCTGCACCGTCACATAAGATTGAAGGCATTCACATGGTTAGGCATATGTTCCCAAGATTCTACATAGACTCAGAGAACTGTAAGCTCGGATTAAAGCATTTATCTGAATACAGAAGTAAGTACGATCCCAAGCTGGACGTATATTCAGCCAAGCCCATTCATGACCGATCTAGCCACGGGTTCGATGCACTGCAGAGCTTTTGTATGGGCTGGCTAAGAGACATGGAGCCTCTTGTGTTCCAAGCCCAGAAAAAGTATGCTAACTTGTACGGAATGGCAGCGTGATCCTAAACAGACTGTTAAAAATGAGGGACTAAATGGGAATCTTTATTTACTCACCTACCAATTCTACTGCAATTAAAATCCGTGACTTTATAGACACCTCTGGTTTTTTGTTCAACAACCGCAGTCATATGGAGATGATCATATTAAATCATCTGAAGGATATTGGCCTGGATATCTATCCCACTGCTCACTGTATTATTGGCTCTTTAGCTGGCTCACTTGATGTGCATATGGCGCTTAGCGACGACATTGATATTGAGCGCACGGCAAAGAAACACTGTCACCCGAACAAGGCTTGGTCATACGTCAAACTGATGAACGGCCCAAGAATGAGTTTTGTCATCGGCTACTCTGATGCTGATGCTATTCAGCCCTATGCGTACACAAAAGCACAATTGGTGCAGAAAGGAATCACAAACTCAACATTCATTCCAGGAATGGGGGACTAGTGAAAAAACTTATCAACCGCGCACAGGCCTGTGAAAAAGGAAATCATGATTTCATGGTGAGCAAATGGATCACAAAAGGCACCTATAATAAGTCTTCCGAAGTTATGTGTCGCAAATGCCTACTTACTGTCGATGTAGTGCAAATGGAAGAAGCAAGAAAGGATATGGAAAGTGGCCAGCCTCAAGAGTAGGATAGAAGCCCTCTTTGAAAGAATCGTCGGACGAAAAGAAATTGTTTTTGTTGTTGGTAAAGATGTTGTAGTTGAAGACGATGAGAGTAAAATAATAATTCATATCGATGTCTAAGGAGCAGACCCATGAAATTAATACCTAGATTCATAGAAAAACCATTCAAAACGGGCCAGAGTGCTGCAAAACGGTCATCTGAACAAGTAATCGCTTTGGCAAAAAACCAAAAAGAAGCCACTGACCGGAAGACTGCTAAAGAGCGCAAGAAGGCTAACAAAATTTTAATCAGAGGATTCCGCTCTAAGAGAGCAGGCGGGTACTTCTCCGGAGGCTCATCAGAAGGGCGTACAACAATTGGATAGCGCACCATCAGACAAGGAAGTTAAACGGCTCCTTGTTCGCCGAGACAAAGCGTATCATAGAAAGCAGCAATGGCAATCGCTTTTACAGCAAACCTATCGGTATTCCCAGCCAAACCGGAACACATTAGATATCACGTCAATAGGGAACCAGGGCGGCACGAGCAATACGGCACAGGGAACCAACTTAAATTGGTACGTATATGACTTAACGTGTGCGCACGGCACAGAAGTCTATGTTAATCGTATGATTAATGCCCTTATCCCTCCTGGAAAAAAATGGATTTTCTTTGAACCGGGTGAAGAAATACCAGATGAGTTTAAAGATGAAGTACAAAAAGCGTGTCAGAAACTCACTAACATTTTTTTTACAGAGCTCAACCGCTCTAACTTCAATCTAGTGGCCTACGAATGTTTTATGGACATGGCTGTGTCAACTGGCTATATGATTATCAATGAAGGAAAAGACGAAGACCATCCCTTTATCTGTGCATCAATGCCACCTTACGTAACGTATGCGAGTGAAGGCCCTTACAGTACATTTGATGCGTATTATAGGGATTTTGTAGATCTCCCCATCACACATGCTGAGGCGATGTGGTCTAATTTCTCACTGCCCGATGCGGCTAAACAACAAGATAAAGTAGATCCCACACTTACGCTCTATGAAGTGATTTATAAAGACTATACAGATGACAAATGGCACTATTCTATTATTGATTCAGCCTCACACAAGGTGTGCTACTCTCGGATAGATGAAACATGTCCAGCCATTGGGTTTAGGTCTAAAAAATTATCAGGTGAGGTTGATGGGCGTGGTCCTGCGATGGACTGCATGCCGGCAGCTGCAACGATAAATCAGGCGCTTCATGATGAGATTCAAGCCGCTAATTTCCAGGCACAGCCTACTTATTTAGGTTTTGATGATGGGGTCTTTAATCCCTATACATTTAAGATGGCTCCCAATACTATTATTTCTTGTAGTCCACCCGCGTCCGGAACATGGCCTATTACGCCATTGCCACCAAGCGGGGATGTTTCGTGGACTGCTTTAGTGCTCAATGATTTAAGAGAGCAAATCAATCGGATTCTATTAACAGATCCATTTGGACCGATGGATGCGCCAAAACAAACTGCCACCGAAATTATAGCCAGGCAGCAACAGATCATGGAGAATGGCAGCGCCTCTTTTGCACGTATTCAACGCGAATTCTTTGAGCCGGTCGTCGAGCGTATCATTGCTATCTTACGTAAAAAGAACAAATGGACCGAAGTCAAAGCAGATGGTAAGATAATAGATATCAAGTTCGTTACACCACTCACAATGTCTGAAGATCAACGTGAGGTACTTCAAATATCTGACCACCATCAGATTGTAGCTAGTATGTTTGGCCCAGAGGCAGCCGGTGGCTTTTATAATATAGAGAAAGTCAGCCCATGGCTTGCAAGAAAGTTGGATGTAGACCTGTCTCTTGTGAAGTCTGAACAGCAGTTGCTAGACATGTTCGAAGATATGCAAGATCAGCGGAAGGCTGAAATAGAGCAAACACAAATATCAGGAGAAGCAGCATAGATGTTAGATTTACGGCCTGGGATGCAGGTTCAAGGTAATTCGTCCACGAGTAAAATCGGGCGCTTGTGGGGAAGATTAGGTGCATTATTCGCCTCTGACTTAGAAGCCTTACGCCTCTTAGAAGAAGTTTTTTTACTCGACCAAGAAGTATCACCCCCAGACCACAAACCAGGCTATGCCTATTGGCGAGAGGGTCAAAACTATATGGTCCGCAGAATCAGGCGCTCTGTGCAAGAGGCGCAAAACCCAAACATTAAAAAAGGGGAAATGAATGAGTGAAGAAGAAAACACAACCGCTTCGGAACATGAAAGCACCGAAGAACCTAACCAAACTGCACAACAATCTAGTGAGGCTTCAGCGTCAGAGAGCCAAAAGGCAGACTGGTACTGGGACGAAGGACAGCCAGGACACGGAACAGCGCCAGATTATTTCAAAAAAGACAAATTCACCACAGCAGCCGACCAACTAAAAGCCTATGTCGAGGCTGAGAAAAAACTGGGTGAATTTACGGGTGCCCCTGAGGAATATAATTTAGAGCATGTTGAGATTGATACTGAGCAGTTGGCAGTCAAAGAATTAATGGCTGTAGGACAAGAACTTAATTTATCTCAAGACGGACTAGAAAAAATAATTGGACGTTTGGCAGTCGCTCAGCAAACCGAAGATGAAATAAATATGGAAGAGCAGGTAAAGTCCCTAGGGCCACAGGGCGAGCAGATGATGGACTCTTATAAGACGTGGTCCGACTCACGTTTTAGCGGCGAAGAAAGAGAGCTTCTAAAGGGATGGGTACGCTCCGCCGCAGATCTTAAACTATTAGATAAAATTAGAATCAATAGTGATATTAGTCATGTGCCAACTGACAAAGATATTAGACATACCATTACTAGCGACACTAGCGGCGCGTTGAGAACTGAGCTGTCAAAGAACCTAGAGAAGTTCGAGAAAGATTCGGCTTATAGAAAGCAGTGGTTAGCCCGCTCAGCTGACGCAACGCGGCGCAATAATCGGTCATAGTTGCATTTACTAAGGAACTAGGTAAACTTAAAAATAAGGCAGGCCCCTAACGGGACACCCTGTAGCGCAGGTTAGGGATACTAGCAATACCCCTCTAGAAAGACCATGCAGGTGTTTAAAGGTATCGAATTCGACACCTTTAACTTTGTATGTTTTTTAGGAGGATTCATCATGGAACTTAATGGTGTCCAACAAGTCGCGTATAACGAATACGTGCATGCGTTATTTCAATCAATGGGTGGGCTGCTTGATGGCACCTGTCGTGAAAGACCCGGTGTTATTGGTACTACCGATCAATATCGTGTCTCTAATCAAGTTGTAGCCACTCAAAAGTCACCGCAAGATGCACTCACCGTGCTAAATATGCGGTTCGATCCTGTTACTGCTACGTTAGCTAACTGGTCTGCACCTGACTTTGTCAACATCTTCGAACAAACTGATGTCAACTTCCCAATTGCACGAGAAATTGCACAAGGGATTGTCAAAGCTGTTAAGCGTCGCTCAGATCAAATGAAGATTGATGCATTAGATGCGTCCACTACCACTAATACAATTGCTGAAGGCGGCACGGGCTTTACCTTTACTAAGTTTGAAGAAGCTATTAAGCTCCTTGCAGAAAATGCAGCGGGTCGTGGTCGAATTCATTGTGCAATCAGTGCGGCTGGCCAACAAGATCTACTGGCTGTTGAGCAGTTCACTAACATGTTCTATGTAGACTACAAGCCGTTTGCTGGCTCTGGTCTGGATGGTCGTACTGTTCAAAACGTCACCTTTACGCTAATTCCAACTATGCTAGAAGGCGGTCTACCCATAACTGGGGATACCCGTACTTGTTTCATGTGGAATGAAGAAGCACTGGGTTATAGCTATAGCGATCTGCAAAAAGTAGATATGCAATGGCAAGGTCTGTATGAATGCTGGCTAATCAATGCCCGTATTAAAGCAGGTAGTGTCGCAATCGATAACACTGGTATCGTTAAAATCGATATCGATGAAGCTGCATAAGGAGAATAAAAATGGCTTTTGTACCAAATAACTTCTCAAAAGTTGATGGCTATGCCTCTGATGCAGATGCAGTCGTTAATGTTTGGATGTATAATTCACTGTCAGACACCGAAGCAACAGTAGAGGCGGCTGACTATTTTCTTTCCATCTATGAAAGATTAAGTGTAAATGACTTAATGTTTCTTATCATGGAAGATGGATCGGCTACCGGCCTATATCTAGTCAGTGCAGCATCTTCTACTACGGTAACCATCACTGGCTTTGCTACGATTGGGGCAGGTGGGGTAGATACGACACAGCTCGCTGATGACGCTGTTACTACTGCAAAACTGAATGAAGATACCATTCAATATGTGGCAGTAAACTTATCAGCTGCTAATATCATCGCTATGTATGCTACGCCAGTTGTTCTTTTGGCGGCAGGTGGTGCTGACACGTTACATCGAGTCGTACATGCCGAGCTAGTGGTTGACTATGGTGCTGCTCAGTTTACTGGGGGTGGGGCGCTTGCTATTCAGTATGACACCACAGCAAATGGGGCCGGTGTATTGGCTTCTGCTGCTTTGGCTGCCGCAACACTGAACGGCTATAGCGCTGATTCTACTGTTGGGCTGGCGGGGGCGTCTGCGTCTGGTGCGGCATCAGCTAAGGTAAACACAGGCTTGTATATGTCTAACCTAACAGGTGCCTTTGCGACTGGGGACAGTGTTGTAACTGTTCACCTGTGGTACCAAACAGTAGTTGCCGGCTTATAAAATCCGTTGGCTGAATGAGGTGAGTGTTGGGTGTTCCCTACAACAGAGTTAGTGTAATATCTAATGCTCTCCTTGTTCTTGGTAAGCCACGCATTGAAAGCATTGCTGCCGGTGGTGATATCGCTATCACTGCCGATCAGCTCTTAGATCAGTTACTAGAAGACGATCTGTCTAGCCCTAATTGGCGGTTTGCAACTAAAACAGCATCCTTATCGTTGGCCACCGATGCGCCCATTCAAGTCACTTCTTATCGGTATGCCTACAAACTACCTGCGGATTGCTTGGCAGTCTGGCGCCTCTGGCCTCTTTATCCGTTTGAGATTTACGGCGAATATCTCTTTAGTCCAGCTAACCAAACACTCTCCTTAGAATATCGAGCACCAGTTCCCATCGGTGAGCTACCCCCCTCTTATCTCAATTACTTTGTTTATCTTCTGGCAGACACATTAGCGCCCGCTGTAACTGAATCTGATGTGGTGGCTGCGCAGATAGCTTCCAAGAAAACGTCCGCACGTGCGCAAGCCATGGTCGTTGACTCTCAGGGTTCTCCAAGTGTTCCTCTGCTAGAGGGTACCTGGCTGCAAAGTAGATTCTCGGGCGCGCTGGAAGGCACATTGGGAGGCGTCACAGGTGGTGGTGGAAGTGATCAGGTAGGCACAATTCCCGATCATAACGAACTCAATGGGCTTCAAGGAGGTACAGACGATGAGTATTACCACCTTACCCTCGCAAAATATACAGTGGTACAGAACACAACAGGCACCAACACCGGAGACCAAACCACTACTGGAACAGTCAATAGGATTGAGATCACAAATGGCACTACAAATCCTATTGTTGACATTGCAAGCACTTACGTAGGTCAGAGTTCTATAACCACCCTGGGAACTATTACTACAGGCACTTGGAACGGAAGTGTGGTGGGTATTGCTTACGGCGGCAGTGGACAGACCACTGCTAATGCAGCGCTTAATGCTTTTTTGCCAAGTCAAACCGGAAATAGTGGTGAATTTCTTACTACAGATGGCGTAGACTCTTCTTGGGGAACTGTAGCTGATTCAGTAATTACTTTCACCGATATAACCACAAACAACGCTACAACAAGCAAGCATGGGTTTTTATCTAAGTTGTCAGGTGTGGCCACTCAATACCAGAATGGCGAAGGTAACTGGGCCACCCCCGCAGGTGTAGTTAGCTCATACATATCTCAGGCTTTTGTTTCTCAGACTTCTATTATTGTTACACATAATTTTGGAACATACCCTGTTATACAGGTGATAGACAATACAGGGGCTGTGGTTATTCCCCTCTCCATTACAAACAACAGTGTCAATTCCGCTACTATCACATTTACAGCCTCTACAACTGGCACAATAATGGCTACACTGGGAAGCCCGCAGGCGCAGGCGTATATAACTGTATCCAATGACTACACAACAATTGCTGGTGATAGATTCGTTGAAATGACTGCTGTAGGAAAGACTGTAACCCTTATAACAGCCTCGGTAGTAACAGAGCAGATAATAATGAACTCTTCTTCTGGCTCGCTTACGGTTGCCTCGGCACAGTTAATCAGCGGGGAAGCCTCTCAGCTTTTGAGTGCAGGGGAAGCTTTGTCTGTAATATTTAATGGCTCTACTTGGAGGTACTTCTAAAATGACAGTATTTAATTCCATTGCAATAAACTCACCTCTTTCAGCTTTTGGTCAAGTGGCTTCTGTAGAACCTACCCCCCAAGTACAAATTAGATTTCCTTATAATACAGTGCCTCTTGATATTGGTCAGGTCCTGACCAATAACGCAAGTAGCTCTGTAACTGTTGCGGACGCCCAGGCTTCGGTAACTTGCGGGGGTGCGAACATAAGTATAACCTGGGGGGAGAGAGTATAATGGCAGTAGATATTGATAATGCAGAGTTAAATTCCAGTACGGCTACCACACAAAGCCCTGGTGCTGGTGGCACAGAAGTTGCTACATGTGATTATGCCGATGCAGCCGTAGCTGCTGCTGACCATACAGCCTTAAGTAATCTGGCATGGACAAGCTCTGCTCATACTGGAACAGCCAGTAATATAGCTGGATTCAATGGTGCAGGAGCAGCACTGTATTATACTCTAAGCGGTACAGGCACTGAGCTAGCAACAACTGTTAGCCCTAGTTTTACAACTCCGACGTTAGGCGTTGCATCTGCCACTACACTAACCACATCCAGCACAATTGCTCTCAACACTTCTGATCCTGGTTACTCGACAAATACAAATGCTAACAAAGGGCTGCTTCTAAGCGGTGGCGCGATGACTGCCACATTAAAATACACCCCAGCACTTTTCTTTGCCTCAACTGATCCAGCGTTCAGCACAGAAACTCCTAAATACCTTGCGTCTGTAGTTGGTAGAGCAACTGAAACATACGCGGTAGATACCGACTCTGGCATGGCTATAAACTTCTTTACCTCACCTAATGCTGGGGGAGCGTCTGATACTATGGTGTTCGCTGGTACAATTGACCAAAATAGTAGATGGGGAATTGGTACGGAAACCCCCTCTTCTCTACTTCATATTTATGCTAATGACACATCTTCCTTCCAGTTAAAAATAGAGCAAGACAGTACGGGCGATTGTGCCATTTTATTTGATAGTGCAGCCATAGACTATGCTATGGGGATTGATGATACGAATGATAGATTTAAAATAACAAACGCCAGTGATCTTAGTTCCGCTAGTTGTTTAGCTTTTGATAGCGCCCAAGAAGCTTACTTTGGCGGCAATGTCCATTTTGATACGGATTTCCTGGGCATACATGTAGAAGACACAAGATCTGTAAATTCCGCCCCTGATGCTTATGATAAGCTGGTTCGTTGGGACTTTAAGCAACGCACCGCAATAGAGTCTCCTCCTGTAGGCGGTACGTATTGTGGTCTGATGACGCTAGCGCAGTGGGGTGACTCT